CTGGGTCTTTAGATCCTTATGATACCGGTCTACGAAGTACGAGCTATCAAGAGTTACCTTATCTCGCCACTGAGAAAACTCAGTTTTGAAACTAGGTTGAACATCATCTTTCGATTTGTTCCCCTTGAATGCTTGGTTTAGCCCATCCTGTACATCACTATACGTCCAAGGGACGAGTGACAACTGGTAGGCTAACGCGTGCGGTTCAGTGCTTATAGATGCAATCGGTAGAGGAGATTCCTCCAATACCAATCGAATCGTACGTTCATACGCGCTGACCTGGTCGGTCAGCCACTCAACAACCTGAAGCTCACCTGCGGTGTTACATTCGTAACGTTTCGCAAGAAGCTCAGGCATCAAGCTAAGGTACTTCGGTACTTGTGCCTCTGAACTAGTCTTTACAAGTGACTCAACTCGCTCTCGGTAGGACTTACCATGGGGATTAAACCCCAGTCCACCAAGATCTTCAGGCAGTTCTGCCACCTTTCTAGCTACACCACGTAGCCTTCCAGGAAGGGAGTTGAGACCGTTATATCCTACAGTCTTCAAGTAATTTATGAAGCTGTTCTCTACGTTTCCATCAGGAACCTTTGCGGGTTTCATCAGGGCGTCGGGGGTTATTAAATAACCTGCGAACTCAGCGTAACTATCGCTTTGTAAGCTCTTATCTTCAGATATGGGGACCTTAAAGGTCTGCAGAAACTGACGATACTTATCGTGAACCTCAGAGTTGGTAATGACAATGTCATCTCCAAGGATACGGAAGCTCTCCACTGGTTCTACTCCAGCAAGATCACAAATGTGATACAACAAAATGTTGTGAGAAAGACCGAAAAGAGGGAATGAGGAGTACATACCTTGGGGTTGACCCTTAGTATATGTTACGTACTCTTTACTTTCAAACTCCCGCAAAGCGGGTGAAAGTTTCCACTCTAATGAGCATAAATGCTGGATAAATTCAGCATCACGGGAAAGACCAATACCTTTTAAGATACCGATCTGTAAAGATTTGGGAAAGTTGTCAGTTGCACCACTCAGGTCAACAGAATAAACTGTCCTACCTGCCTTTAAAGCGTCTTGCGCAAATAAAGCACCCGACTCCTGATTGTGAGTACAATCAGTAGGCAGCTCCATAAGGAGACTGTTAAGGTGTTGATGCAATGGATAAAGGGCAATTTGGATACTCGCGTGTGGCATTGCTACCACTCGTGGTTTAAAACCACGTTCCTGGATGATATTAATCATACCAGGCGAGGCGAATTGGCGGTCATCCCATCCCAATGGGAGATCAAAAGCCAATGCTGCGTTGAAAGATTTATCAACACTTTCCAAATAACTCGCTACCTTCGGCACATTCAATCCTTGAATGAATGATGAAACGTATTTCAGTTCCGACCATACACCAGGTTTTCCTGTGTTAAGTCCAGCTGGATGAAACTTCCAACTGTACGATGTTTTACCAACGTACTTAGACCCGATTTTCTGACCTAGGTCAGATAGGTAGGTTGTTTTCGTTAAATCAAGAGTATCGCTACTCCCAATAGACCCAATGGTTTTGATATACTGTTTCTGCGTAACAGTCGAAGACTTATACGCCGTATACACCATCAAAGCCGAAATTGCTTTTCTGACTTGTTTCGGATTAGCATCAAGTTTAGGCCATAGGTGCTTAAAAACACCCTTAGGCCTTCCTTGACGGTCATGCCGAAACCACGCCGGCGGAGTATAAACTCCAGCCGCTAGCGAACTTACGATCGCAGTCTTAAGAGACTTTAACCGATTTACAGTCCACTCTGTACCAGAGTTCTGTTCCCAGATGATTGTCTGATGAACGAACTCCCGTATTAGGGTATCTGGAAGTCCCAGAAGTCTTAAATGGTTGAAAACACGTTTAGTAGGTCCAGAGTTGAATTTTAAATTCATATCAATCCTCCTTAATTGGATGTTTTGAAACTCATGGATAATACCGAACAGGAATCACCATAGGAACAGAGGCCAAGTACTACAAGTAGCCCTAGC